ATCTGAAAAAGAATATTCAGTGGAATATCTGGAATTATCTAGAAATGCAGAAGGTAAGATAATAGATAAGCCTTCCAGAAAAACTCCTATAACAGAATTTCCAATAAAGAAGAACACTGAAGACAAAGAAGGTGTATTATGTGTGTATGAAAGACCTCATAAAGATCCCACCTTTGGAATGTATTATGCTTCTATAGATCCTGTAGGAGAAGGTAAAACTACAACATCAGATTCACTATGTGCTATATACGTTTATAAAAATCCTGTAGAAGTAATAATTGATGAAGGGGATGGAAAAGTAAAAAACACTATAGAAAGAGATGGAATTGTAGCTTCTTGGTGTGGAAGGTTTGATGACCTTAATAAAACACATGAACGTTTAGAACTTATTATAGAATGGTATAATGCCTGGACAGTTGTTGAGAATAACGTGGCTTTGTTTATTCAGTATATGATATCTAGAAAAAGACAGAGATATCTTGTACCTAAAGACATGATATTATTCCTTAAAGATATTGGAGCTAACAGAAATGTATTTCAGCAATATGGGTGGAAGAACGTAGGTACGTTATTTAAAGGAACCATCCTGTCTTATGGGATTGAGTTTCTCAAAGAAGAGCTTGACCATGAAACTGAACCAGATGGAACCATAGTGAAGACAATATATGGGGTGGAAAGGATTCCTGATCCTATGTTATTAAGAGAAATGAAAGACTATAGAGACGGGTTGAACGTAGATAGACTTGTAGCTTTTTGTTCATTAATAGCTTTTGCTAAGGTGCAACAGTCTAATAGAGGTCTTGCTAAACGTATAGAAGTTACAAATAAAAACTTGGACGTGTCCCAAAAATTTAGTAAATTAAATTATAGTCCCTTTAGACATATTGGAAAGGGAGGAAGCAGTAGTAATATGAGAACTTCTCGTAGTGCTTTTAGAAATATTAGATGATGATGATGACAACAACAATAACCATTTCTGATGTAAATGCTGGAACATTTGTTTTTACAAATGCAACGGCTCCTATTGATATTACATATATTATAGTAGACACAACTAATTAATAATCATGCAAATATATAATGCATTACAACTTAAAGCTGGAGCTAAAGTAGAGTACAACAAGATGGGTACTCTAATTCAGCCTTTTCAGTTTGTTTCTGAAAAAGAAAAGGATGATCAATGGAGGGCATGGAACCTTGACTGGTTAGAGTTTCAAGGAATGAAACAACTTAGACGTAATGCTCGGAGGTTGATGAAGAATTATAAACTAGCTAAAGGTATTATAGATAAGCAAGATTATATAGTGGAGGAAGATAATGAGATGGCTGATCTTATAGATGTACTCACTAAAGAAGATGTATCTGCATTTGAGCTTAAGTTCTATCCTATTATTCCCAATGTAATTAATGTTCTCACTAATGAATTCTCTAAGAGAACTTCAAAGATAATGTTTAGGGCTGTTGATGACACTTCTTATAATGAAATGTTAGAAGAAAAAAGATCAATGCTTGAACAAACATTGATGCAACAAGCTCAACAAAAACAATTAGTTACAATGATGCAGATGGGACTTGATCCCAATAGTGAAGAAGGACAACAGGAAATGTCACCTGAAAAACTTAAATCTCTTCCTGAAATAGAACAGTTCTTTAAAAAAGATTATCGTTCTATGATTGAGGAATGGGCTTCTCATCAAATGTCTGTAGATGAAGAAAGGTTTAAAATGCAAGAATTAGAAGAAAGAGCTTTTCGTGATATGCTTATTACAGATAGAGAGTTCTGGCATTTTAGTATGATGGAAGATGATTATGAAATTGAACTGTGGAATCCTCTTCTTACATTCTATCATAAATCTCCAGATGTACGTTACATTTCTCAAGGCAACTGGGTGGGTAAACTTGATATGATGTCTATATCAGATGTTGTAGATAAGTTTGGATGGATGATGACAGAAGTACAATTAGAAGCTTTGGAAGCTATATATCCTGCACGTTCTGCTGGATATGCTATACAAGGATATCAAAATGATGGAACGTATTATGATCCCACCAGGTCTCATGAATGGAATACACAAATGCCTTCATTGGCTTATAGACAGTTTACTTCTTTGTATGATGCTGGAAGTCAATTTGGAGATATTGTCCAATGGATACTGTCAGACTCTGAAGACTTACAAGACTTTGGTAAAAGTTATATGCTTAGGGTTTCAACTATTTATTGGAAGAGTCAAAGAAAAGTGGGGCATCTTACTAAAATAACAATGGAAGGTGATTTGATCCAAGATATAATAAGTGAAGATTATAAAATTACAGATAAACCAGAATATGACACTTCAGTGTGGAAGCAAAAAACTAAAGATAATTTAGTTTTTGGAGAACACATAGATTGGATATGGATTAATGATGTATGGGGTGGTGTTAAAATTGGTCCTAACCGTCCAGCTTTCTGGGGCATGAATAATCCTGGAGGAATCAATCCTATATATTTAGGACTCAATGGAGGTAAACCAGGAAGAATTCCTTTTCAATTTAAAGGAGATCAAACAGTATATGGTTGTAAACTTCCTGTAGAAGGATGTGTGTTTGGAGATAGAAATACACGTTCTGTATCATTAGTAGATCTTATGAAGCCTTTTCAAATTGGCTACAACATAGTGAATAATCAAATAGCTGATATTCTAGTAGATGAATTAGGCACAGTGATTATGTTAGACCAGAATGCTTTACCACGTCACTCATTGGGAGAAGACTGGGGTAAAAATAATCTGGCTAAAGCCTATGTTGCTATGAAGAATTTTCAAATGCTTCCATTAGATACATCTATTACAAATACAGAGAATGCATTAAACTTCCAACACTACCAAGTATTGAACCTTGAGCAGACACAACGTTTAATGTCTAGAATACAGTTGGGAACCTATTTCAAAACTCAAGCTTTTGAAGTGATTGGTCTTAACCAACAACGTATGGGTATGCAGATTAGTCAACAGCAAACTGCTACAGGTGTAGAACAAGCAGCTAATGCTTCTTATGCACAGACAGAACAATACTTTATACAACACAGTGATAACTTAATGCCTAGGGTACATCAGATGAGAACTGACTTAGCTCAGTATTATCATTCTAAAAGACCTAGTTTACGTCTTCAATATATCACTGGAGCCGATGAAAAAATAAATTTTGAAATGGATGGTACAGATCTTCTTATGAGAGATCTTAATATTTTCTGTACAACAAAGACTAATTCTCGTGCTGTAATGGAACAGCTTAAACAATTAGCTATCCAAAATAATGCAACTGGAGCTTCTATTTATGATCTTGGAAATGTAATTAAATCTGAAAGCATAGCTGAACTCACTGGTGTTCTTAAAACTGCTGAACAAAAAGCTATAGAACAAAAACAACAAGAACAGCAGCATGAACAGGAAATGCAACAACAACAAATTCAAGCTGCTCAAGAACAATTACAAGCTGCTAACCAGTTTAAAGCTGAAGAAGCTCAGAAAGATAGACAAACTCAAATTACAATTGCTGAAATTAGAGGAGCTGGTATGGGAGCAATGGTAGATATTAATAAAAATGAACAATCTGATTATGAGGATGCTATGCAAAATATTAGAAAAGAACAACAGTATCAGGACACTATGAACTTTAAACGTGAACAGGAAATAAACAGAACAGCTCAAACAACTGATAAGCATAATATTGAAAGAGAAAAATTACAGTCTCAAAAAGAAATAGCTGATAAACAACTTCAAATAGCTAGAGAAAACAAAAATAAATATGATGCCCCAAAGTCTAAGGAAAAGAAAAAATAAGTTATAGCTCTATAATCCGTTGCTTAGCTTTTTTTTAAAAAACTTTTTAAATTTTTAGAGTTTAAAATAGTATATTAATAATGTAGAGATACATACAAAAAACCAAACAATTATGATTGATAATCAAACAAATGTACAGCAAGTAGATCTGGATATTGATAGTTTATTTGATGGTGCTCCTGGTGCAGCAAGTATAGTTACACCAACAGATGCTCCAACAGAAATCAAACCCAACATCTTTAGTAAGAAACAAACTAATTTAGATTTCTTAGATGCTGATGAAAAAAATATTAAACCTGCAGATTCTAGTACTTTTAATTCTACAACAAATAATGTAGAACACAAAGAAGAAATTAAAACTGCTTTAAATGAAATTCTAGATGAGGGTGATGTTGATAATGATGACACAGCTCCTAAGAAAGGAAGACCTAAAACAGAAAAATCTGGACTAGTTGAATTTCTAAAGAAAAGGATTGAAAGTAGTGAAATGTTTGCTTTTGATGATTATGATGAAAGCAAACAATCTTTAGATGACTATCTATCAAACCTTGGAGAAAAAGATGTAGAAGAACTTTGGCAAGCCAACATTAATAATCTTAAACAAGAAGTAGCTGCTGAAACTCCACAAGAATTTTTTGCTTCTCTTCCAGAAGAACTTCAATATGCTGCAAAATATGTAGCTGATGGAGGACAAGATTTAAAAGGATTATTTCAAGCTTTAGCTGCCACTGAACAAGTAAGAGAACTTGATCCTAATGATGAATATGATCAAGAAAATATTGTTCGTTCTTATTTACAAGCTACTAATTTTGGAACAGCTGATGAAATTGATGAAGAACTTACCAGTTGGAAAGATATTGGAGCTTTAGAAAAGAAAGCTAAACAGTTTAAACCTAAGTTGGACAAAATGCAAGAACAAATTGTATTAAGTCAACTTCAAGAACAAGAGTATAGGAAACAACAACAACAAGAAGCTGCTGATGCATATCAAAAAAATGTATTTGAAGCTTTAAGACCAGCTGAAATCAATGGTCTTAAGTTAGATAAAAAAGTTCAAGCTCAGTTGTATAGTGGGTTGGTTCAACCACAATATGCTTCTATATCAGGTAAACCTACTAATTTGTTAGGACATCTTTTAGAAAGATATCAGTTTGTAGAACCAAATTATCCTTTAATTGCTGAAGCTCTTTGGTTGTTATCAAATCCTGATGAATATCGTCAGTCTTTACAAAAGCAAGGAAAGAACCAAGCTGTAGAACAAACAGTGAGACAACTTAAAACAGAACAGTCTCGTAAGAATATTTCTACATATCAAGAAGAAGAAGATAATAAGCCTAGAAAAATAGTTAGATCACAAAATATTTTTAAACGATAAATAATTTATTAACCCTTAAATTTTAAGCCCTATGGCAACCCCAGTTTTAAACAATGGTATATTCCTCCGTGATAACCAGTATCAGACTAGTTCTCATGTCGATTCTTACCACCTTTCTAATCTCCTGAAATCTGCTGAACCCACTGATTTGGGTCCTGTTGATCTTTGGGCTATGGCACAAAAAGTAGAAATGCCTTTGTACCAGATGTCTAGTTTTGGTGGAAAGAACGTGATTATGGTAGATAATGCACGTGGTGAATACAAATGGCAGATTCCTGTAGCACAGGATCTCCCTTACATCGTTGAAGATATTGAACCTCTGAATCTTAATAAAGGTGTAGATGGTCAAAACTTCAAGATCAAATTAAACAAACGTTACTTTGGACATGGTGATATCATCACTTATGACAAGTATAATGGTGTGGAAATG